CGGCACCCGAAACCGCTTCCCCGATGACGGACCACGCAGCATCAAATTCGAAGGCATTAATCTCCTTTATGGTGTACCTACGTCCTTGGTAAACAATCCAATCATCCAGAGTCAGGTCCAAACCGGGAGTATCGGCACGATCAATGATAAATTCACGTACGGAATCATCATAAAACCCGCCCATGACGAAAAACTTGTTAGCTGAAATATTTGAAATAGTCCTTTTCACATCCCGGCTAGTTTTAACCGGTAATATAACAGCTAAATCAACAGTGTAAACTTCCCCGTCAACCGTTAATTTACCAGTCTTGGGGTCGATAGTCTCATACGACTTGGAATAGATATGAATAGTAGCCCCATATTGCCTTTTTAAGGCATATAAACTATGCTTAATTAACTGATTCAGGAACGGGGCGGAATCGCTCATTTTCTATCCAAAATTCGTTCTAATCGCAAAAAAGCGGCTGTATTTTGGGCTATGACATTAGTCGTTTCCCTGACCAATGGCAAGACCACCTGTCGAAATTCGTCTTCTAATTGGTTTATGCGAACAGTGTGCTTCGTCTCCCGCCAATGATCCCGCCAAAGGAAAAATGCCACAGCGATTGAAAGCGGTCCGTACAATTTCGCAAATTCAAGAATCGCCCCAAAATCCATGAGAGTATCTTTCCTTAGTAATAGGGGACCACCACCACTCGAATGGTGGTGGTCCCCTTGATTAACAAAAATCATCCAAGAAGCGGGACACAGAGTCGTTCATCCAGCACGGCCACACCAGCAAGAATGTCGCAGTTGACAATCGTGCTGGTGGTGTAAATATCGTACTGGATAGTCACTCGCATTCCGATATCATTGTAAACTTGTGCACTGGACATGACACCCGACATAGAGGGAGGCAGGGCCAGTGGACGAGTCACGAGCGCCAATGCATCGCGATGGAATGCCCAGTTGAAAGCACCGACGGGGCCCGGGAAAGCCGCAGCATTGTCAGCTACAGCCGCTTGGAGCGGGCGATCCAACAAAAGGCCTTGTCTGCCAGGGCTAAGCAACCGGGATTCGATAATAGTATAAGTGTGACGATTGACGCCAGTTCCAAAAGCAATCAATTGGCCGGCTTGCGGAGCCTTGGTCCATCCGTCAACAACGACTTCCTTCGCCCACCCAGCGGGGACGGCTCCGTCAACGTCACATTTCTTATAAACCGTGATTGCAGCGTTCGCCAGGGTGGCATACTTATTGGCTTCATTAAGAGTCACCGCAGTAGTATTACCACCGCCAGTCGTAGCAGCCGTAATATGAGTCGGCTGGTCATTCCCATCGACCACTGCGAACTCACCAGCCACAACTTGATACCCCGTAATAGTCACATCCTGAGAACCTGAACCACCGGCACCCAGTGCATTGTCAACAGTGCCAGTAGCAATGTCCTGTTTGCCGGGCGCGGCAGCTGCAACATTTTGAGCCAGATAAGTATCGAATCCTAGAATACGGCCTAATGTTGCATTCTCCAGAGCCGTCCCGCCGTCCCCACGCTCATTGGCTTTCAAGAAAATATCCGTCTTGAGCATGGCGGTCTCAGAACCGGGAGCCACAACAAGTCGTCGCCCGTCGAGCGGGGCATTATTCTTGTTCAAAGTCTCCCGAGCATCGAGAACAAAATCCTTGGCATTTGAAGCATCCAGCTTGCCCAGCCTTCCGACTCGCGAATCTGGGGTTCCAAAATACTTGTGAATCTGGCCGAGCACAACGCGATCAATCGCGCGAGCGATCGACTGCATGCCAGGAACCAGATATATTTGCACAAGGTCCTTAAACGACTTCGACGCCTCACCATCCCGAATCGGGAAGCTCGTGCTGAACCACTGATTCAGAGGCACCTGGACATTCAGGGCACTCGCATCCTGCAAATCCAATTGCGAGCCATCATCGCGACGGCTAATATAGAAGGTGCCAGGCCGCCGAGTATTCACAACGTCGCCAAAATTTGCAACATCGGGCTGGAAATCTCGGTTAACCAGATTGGCGACAACCATGTTCTCCTGGAGAATGGCCAATCCTTCCATTGCCCAAATCTCCGGGATGAATGCGCTGTTGTCATTCGCATAGCAAGAGACATACGGCGCGTTAAAAAGTTTCGTTCCCATCTTCATAACTCCAAAAGGGCCATCAATTTATTCCACCCCTGTTTGGCCGCTTTACTTGAGCCCCAGCGCAGCAGGGTTCTTGCGCCGAAGTTCCATATATTGCTCTGGGCTCAATTTCCTTGCATCGATACGGCCATCAGACCCCGGAGTAAGGCCTCCGGTTGCCGAATTGGTCCCCAGTCCTGAAACAACATTGGACTTGAAAAGATTCGGATGATTCTTCTTAAGCCATGTAATTGCTTCCTCTGGGGTCCGTTGCGTAATGATAGTTTCACCCGCCTCATTCTTTTCTTGAAATTCCACCATCGGTTTGTAATCACCCGATGGCTTTGAAGTCTTGGGGTCAAGGACTTCCGTCAACTTAGACTGATGCTTCAACAACATCACAATTTGTTGCGGGTTGAAAGCATCCCCTTGCGCAGCCGCATCATACAATGATCTCTCTATGACCATATTTTGGTAACGCGCCTCCCACTGCTGTGCAATATTTTGTTTTTCCGCAATCTGCGCTGTGTACTGATCCTCTAATTGCTTAATCCTTACTTTCAATTCCTCTTCCTTCGTGCGCAGCTGCTTGGAAATGTCATCAAGCGTCGCCTGCAAACTATCCCGTTCCTTCTGGGTCAAGCTCTGATTCTTCAGAACTTCTTTTAACTCGTTCTCCATCCTCGCCAGCTGTGCTTTATGTCGCCGGCGGTCCTCGGACAAGAAGTGATTCACCTCATCCTGCGTGAACAGCCTGCCGGCATCAGTCTCGGTACCAACGTCCTGAGCCGTGGGCTCTTCTTGCGAATTTGTATAAGGCGAACAATAGGGAGTATTTCGAAAAGTCATCCGTTGAGTCCTCGACCCCACCAAATAATGATAGGGCTGATTACTGGCGGGTTTCATAATCAGCACCGACCCGATCAAAATAGCGATCGGTAACTAGGAAACTCTAGACAGTGTAATATCGTTCGCGTCTCTCAAATATGGCTTGAGAAGTTTCCACGCCTCCAGGCTAACGATTCCATTTATAAGATGCTCAAGTGGAACTTGGTCACGCGAATAGGTAGTGCGGACCGAAGAGTAATTTTGACTCGTGACGGCTAACAACTGAACTTCAGTCTCAGCATTGCGACCACTTAGTAACTCATATGCTATCTCATAGCAAGCAACACGAATATCCTCCGGGACAGTGGTTTCGCCGTCCCGAGGAAACTGAAGGTCTTGGGAAGCATCAGTTTTAGCGCCCTTAAAGTTGAGGCTATCAATCGCCCGGGTCGCCGCCACCAAGGCTCTCTGCCTGGTGGCTGTGTCAGCGTTCGTCCAAGCCTTTTCATGCAGCCGCGAGGAAAAGTAAGTGTCAGCCTCCACCAGGGTACCATAGAAAATACCAGCAATCGGCATAGCTACTCCTTATTTCTGCGCCCTCTGCCACGAACCCTGGGTCGGGTAGAAGGTCGCTGATCCGTCTGGCGACTTAAGAACTTTTCTTCTTTCGGCGCATTGGGATTAGCTGAAGCATCCGGTACACCCCTGGAAGCCGGATCACTGCCATTTGTCAAGATTCCCTGACTCTGCGCTATTCTAGCGATTCTGGCCAAGTGATCTTCTTGTGCTCTGATATATTCTTCGTCATCAAATCCAAGGGCTAACGAGGCAGTTCGATCTCCAACAAGGCCGGCATTTCTAGCATCAATAATTGTCTGGGGCTCGGAAGTTGTGTATTCAGCCGAGTCAATCTCCCTGTAAATTTCCTGAAGAGCATCGACACCAATCTTGCCACCCAAGAGGCTTGTCGCAATTCTCTTCTGTATTTCACGTTTAATTTTCCTGCCTGGTACGGCATAAAGCAGCTTAGAAAGCTGCGTTGATTCTTCTATCCTATCCTTGTCTGTTTTCAGTCGATACTGATCCGGATAGCTTATAGTCGCAATTGCTCTCTTACTTGGGTCTCGCTCCTCGTAGGCTGCCCAATATTCGGCTATCTTCCGCTCAGCGGATTCAAGCTCCAGGCCGATGAAACTCAAACCGGCTTCAAGACCGTCGTCTATCGACTCGGCACCCTTTCGAACGGCAATGTTCTCAACGGCCAGATTTACCAGCTCCCGAATGCTGTCCCGCAGTTGTTGCTGCAATTGCAACGAAGCAGTCAGAGGTTCAGAGCTAGGATTAATATATTGTGGTCTCTCCGCCCCAATTGGGTAAGTCCGCCCTTGCGTGGGCCCGATTTTTATATTCTTTGATGCAGCCTGGCCGGGATCACTATTGTCGGCGGTATTTCCGTGCCGCAAATGAGAGCCAATCCCTCGCGGGTCAACTTGTTCAGTTAGAAATGGGAAATTACTCCTGAAGGCGTAGGAGACATCCGAGCTTGCCAGATTCAGCAGGGCAATCTGGAAGGAACAAACGTCCTTCAAGAGGCTTTCGCCGATATCCAGCAACACAAATGGAATCCTTGTCAACTCCAGTACAACAGGGCCGCCTGGCTGCCCGTACACATCGATTGCTTCTCCGTCCTCGTTGTAAAACTGCACATTGACATACCCAGCCTCGTCTATCCACAAATGCCGGTACCTCTGAACCACAGTTGTGGGCAGGCCGGTCTCTCCGTCATAGTCAGTGCAGGTATCTCGCAATAACAAAGACGAGAAATTACTCGGCTCCTCCGGTCGAGTGCAAGCCCAGGACAGAATATCTTCCCGGCAATAGGGATACAGGTACGGCCGCGAAGAATAAGCATCAGCTAATGTAGCTCCGGGTACTTCTACATTGTCTACATAAATTCCGGTCTTTCCGGCTACAAGCAATTCCTCTAAGACTCGCATACCAATAAACGCAGCCATAGAGGAGCCGCGACGATCGACACCGAAATCTAGGCCGGCCACCGCTCGCTGGTAAGCAACAGAGCCGCCGACTCTGGACACGTCTCGGAGCCGCTGATAGACTGCGTTGCGTATTCTTTGCACAGCGCTCTTGGCGAAAGCCGGGATAGGCGTGATTTCCCGGCGATCCAGAAAATCTTGATGATCTTCTCGGGCGCTAAATTTTTTCAGAAACGCATCCCTGAATGGGCTGCCGCCCCCATAGCAAAGTCGCCACGTGGGCAACTCAGTCATGGCGCTAAGCCAATCTGGATGTCGGGCATCAATTATTTGCATCACACGAAGTGCTTAATATCTCTACCAGTTTCGACTACCGCAGCAAATGGAAGAGCCAGCTCGGCATAGACAAGCGAGTGGGCATAATGATCGGGCCCTGTTCGTATATAGGTCGCCCGTACATCGCCAGTATCAGGGTCGCGTATGTTAGTTCGCACAATATTCTTTAGGTGTTCCCTGTACTCGTATCCAAGTTCGCGTGGGAAGGAAATGCGGGGCGGGTACGCCTTAAAACGACTCATCACTGTCCCAATCCAGCTTGTGCGATCGACCGTTATAATTGGTGCTCCTCGATCCTCCTCTGAGACTGAAACTTCCCGCCCTACCTGGCCTCGCCGATATCGGCAGAGCCAAACAAATTTTGGATATCTCCTCGCGAATTTCCTCGCTTCGTTAATTTGTGGGTCCGCATCGATGACAGCAGCCAAAACTTGCCACTCACGCATCAATTCATCGAATCTGCCCCATTCGTCCTCGCTGAATTTTTCATAATGGAGGACGCGACAAAGTGCATTAGTATTAATATCGCTTGCAAATCCGTCTACAAACCACTCACAAATAGTGACATAGTTGCTTTTACCCTGATCAGCACCCAGGGTAATTAGTCTGCCTGCCGACTTTGGTCTTGGATCACGCAGGGAATGACTGCCGACTACATCATCAATTTGACTATCATCCAGCCGGGCCCCATCCGAAATGAAGGGCAAACCTAGCTTGGAATTGTAAAATTCTTGGTTCGCAAGCTCGTCAGTCTGACCATGAAAGAAGGCGACTGTGATATCTCCTGGATGTACCGTGGAACTATATAGCTGATTAATATAGCTACCTCGAATGTCTGGCGAGGCTGATTTTTCTGTCGCTATCCAGCGTCCCTTTGCGAGAAAATCTTGTTTTGCCTCGTGTGGCAACTTTGCCTTACACTCGTTACATTTTATGTATGATTCGTAACAACGCGGATCGTGAGCACCTTCGCCCCGTATTTCAAAAGAATCAGGCCAAGTTAACTCTATCAATCGGTTGCACGAAGGACAATTAAAAAAGAAATGTTCTTGCGTCGATTCTTGGTATTTTTGGTGTATCCCAAAATTAGGTATGGTTGGCGTACTGATTCCCCAAACCGTTTTATCAAATTGCCCCGACAATCTCTCCAGAGCCAAATTTATCGATCTTGGGGACATTTCGTCGAGTTCGTCCAAGACTACCATCCCGACGGGGACCGATTTAAGTTTGCTATGGCTTCTAGAACCTCGAATATAAAGAGTTTGCGAACCAGCCTGTTTCAGCGAGACTGAATCTAACGAAGTGAACAGGCCCCTCAAATAACTACTTTGATTAATAGCTGGCGTGAATCGAGACTTGGAAAAATCACTTGCATCAGAGCCGCTAGGGAGAACATACAAAACGTCTCTTTTCAGAACATCCAGCGTATAGAAGACTCTGTTTAGCGCTACTTCCGTAAGTCCCAGTTGTGCAGCTTTAATTATCCAGTGATAAGTGGCTGATGAATCATGTATCTCTCTCGCCCAAGGATGAAATCGACAACTGTATGGGCCGGGGAGGGGCTGCCCCATCACCCTCCGCTGTGTAGCCCATCTATAACAAGTCGTGATTGACCGTGTGCGAATCGTCTCGATACACTGTTGCAAAAAATCATTTGTAGGTTCATCGGGTTTCAAGGTCGGCAATCACAGAACTTATTCGGTCCCGGAACATCCGCAACGTTTCGACCGGACACGAGTCCATGCCTAACGCTGCATACTGCTCAATCATGGATATGCAGGTGGACGTCCCCGTGAGAACATGCCTCCAAAGTCGTTCGCATTCACTTTGCGTTGTGACTGCCAGCACTACACTCGGCGTTTGTGCCCCTGAGTTGGGTTGCGGGCAGTCTTTGCAAGGTCTGTTACTACCTTCCCTTGGTTGCCGCGTGGCCAATTTAAGGTCCCCCAAGGAGCCAGTTTTTCCAGCCCTTCAAGGTTATTAAATTCTGAGTCCGTGCTTTTTCTACGCCGTTATCTGTAATAACAAACAAAGGGATGGATGTAACGCTGTATTTTCGAGTAATATTGGGATATTTCTCAACATCAATCCAGACGACTTTGACTCCCGCCTTGCCCAGGTCTTTCACCACTGGTTCAGCACGCTTGCAAGGCGCGCAGTAACCAGCGTGAAAGAACAAAAGCTCGCGGTTCGTGGCCTTATTACAGCCAGCGTTACTGACTAACACGGAAACCGCTAGCAGCAGCCGAAAAAGCATTTTCGTCACTCCGGCTTAGCAGATTCATGTTCGCCCAGCTTGGCATGCAAATAAGCACGGCCCTCTTCCGTGTGCAATTTGGCCTCCAACACTCGTTCAAAAATACCGTCCAACTCAGCAAAGAGAGCTTTCTCGTCGCCGGTAAACATTTCGGCCATCATATGAACGCGATGCAGGAAGTCACTCAGGTCGCCGACGGCGAAATCAATCAGCAGAGCAGGAATCTGGACCAACCCATACTGCTTCAGCTTGGCAGCGAGTTCGATGGCCTTGCGTTTCTTGTTTTCAAGCTGCGTGTCCTTGCGGAACAGATACGCCCCCACGAAAGCAGCGAGCAGACCCGACAGCGCAACGATCACCATGTTTTGCATGGACATATTTTACCTTTCTGAATAGTTAACTTTTCTTAACGGAACGGTACCATTCGAAACCGACACCGGCAGCCGCCCCTGCTACTGTGGCGACAGCCACTAACCAAACCGGGGGCCAGCCAGGCGAGGTGTCATCCGGGGCGGTATCGGGAACGACAGCCGGCTCCGGTTCCGGCTCGGGCTTAGGCTCCGGTTCGGGCTTGGGCTCCGGTTCGGGCTTCGGCCGGCACCAAGGACAGCGCCGTTGGGCTTCCGCAAGAGCACTGTAGAGACCCTGCGAAGTGCTGGGGATTGCGTCACCGCTGGCCTGGTAGACAACCCGACCACTGGGAGTTTGCAATCGGATGCATGGCGTTTTGGCAACAGTAGAAGCAAAACGAGACTTATATAACGGACTAGAAGTGGGATAGACATTGAAATGGACCGTTTGGGCAAAGCTTTTCAATTGACCATTGCTTTTGAACAAATCCTTATAGTATTGCACCTGTTGCTCAGACCCGAAAATCGTCAGGTACAACTTGGTACCATCCTCGGGCGGGGCAACTTTCTGCTCAGCCTGTCCGGCGTAGACGAAGGCGGAGTGCAGAAGCACGAGAAACACAAAAAATTGACGCATAAGACAATCTCCGATTAAAGTACAGGAAGCGGGGAGGCTGGGTGACCAATAACAGGAGTAACAGCCCAGCCACCAGACCTTCGCCACTCTGCAACAAACTTGTCTCTTGGCACTTTTTGAATTACGTCGATCCGATTATTGTCCAGAATGGATGCATATCTATCATTCAGGTCTACCAGGTTGAGCATATGGGCACCGTTGGACCAAACGATGCCGGCACCTCGGCGTGTCCGAACACACCACTCCAAAAATTTAATGTCACCCGAAGTAGTCTCGGCAAAATAAATACCCTTCTCGGTGAGTTTTTGGGAGAGGCCACTCTGGGTCTCTCCGTTTCCGTGATTCTTTCGCCACCACTCCGCCAAGTCAAACCGCCCATACCAGCGAAAGAGCGTGATCATGCTCGCATGCACGCACGAGCCTTGCCCCAGGCTGCCGCTCCAATTCTTCTGACGCAGCGGGTAAGGTAAATTTACAATGGGGTACTCGGTATTTTTCTCAAACGGAATAACGGTAAAAGGGGTCGCGAAATCACCATTGAGCAAGCCCAGTGAGGCCAGCAGCGAGACACACAGTGCCAGAGCGATGAATTTAGGCGCTTTTGGCGTCACTTATTTACCCTTACGAAGCTTGCTAAGAGTTTTGGCCAGATTAATTCGCCGCTTCGTGGTAGAAGTGATATTCTTCGGTGGGTGGGAAATGAACGCCTGCACTGACATGCCGGCTCTTTTGGCTTGCCGGGTCAAAGCTCCAGGATTTTTGATAGCTTGCTGAATCCACTTTTTGGCTTTTGCCATCGAACCCTCCTTAAGATGATCGAAAACCCTCCGCAGTGTGCTTGCGCCTAACACAGGGCACAGAGGCACGGAGGGTATACTGGCGATTTTGAATGTCTGGAATGTTTCTTCCATATTAGGCCCGGAGGGAATCGAACCCTCGACCTAGGGCTTATAAGGCCCTTGCTCTAACCACTGAGCTACGGGCCAATTGCTAGCGGTGGGACTTGAACCCACACCCTTCTGCTTATCGGCAGCTGCTCTTCATTAAGCTACACTAGCGTTATTTAATCCTTCTCGGTTTCTTCAACACGCCCCGCCACCGCAGTGTGCGGACCATTTTAGATGGGTTCCACTTCGAGGCGTTATCTGTGTAAAAAATACCAACGCGAGCCAGGGCGGCCGCAACGTATTCGGAGCAGAAAAGTTGCTCCAGGTTTTCTTCTCTGAGCGTACCTTCGATAGCCCCAAAGATCAACCCGCCGGATCGGACTGCCCCGCTCCGATCATATGGCCGGCCTAGATGCGACGCCAAAAAATTATTTAATCTCTCTCGCTCAAACGGGTAGAGTCGTCGATATAATGGGTAGTGGTAGATTCGTCCTCGATATGTTTGGAACCGGGTCTCAGGATCGACAGCCATCGCTCCAGAACTTTTCTTGCCTGTGACTTCGCACGGTAAATCACAGAGCGTGGTGGATTCGAAGAGCAGTATCCTTTTTCCGACATTTCCTATGATCCCCACATGACTGAGGCTAAAGAATGGGAAGCCAAACGTCCCGAGATTGATCAAATAGGACGTGAGGCTACGCCCCGCAAAACCGATAACATCACCCGGTGACAGTGTGCTAACGACTTGTGACACAGCCCCACCAAGATGTCTCGCCGCTGTCGCTGAAACGGATTAATGCGGAACAGTCCCGCCCGCTGTACTTGTAACAAGCATCGGAATAACAATCTTCACAAATGGAAGAGCCAGGATAAGTTATCCGGGCCCCGCACCAGCAATATGCGTCGCTGCCGTAGAGACCTACCTGCGGACGCGACTCCGCACTCGTTCCATTACCGGCCCGCCGGCCGCTCCCAGTTGCAAGGGGCTCGGTCTCGATATATGGGTTCACGGTCACACTCAGACCTACGGCAGCTATTGACTGCTTGTAAAAATCTCGGTAAGGTCTTCGAGAATCTGGTCAATCCGCTCATGATAATCGGGAATTCCTTCTAACCTGTTCACGATAATCTCGGCGACTCTTTGTCCCAGGCGTCTAAGTTGACTCCGGGTAATGTAATGACCAGAATCCCTGTCAATTTGATGCGCCGAACGCCTTAGGCGTTCCAGCGTCAGCAACAATTCATTCAGTGAACTACAGGAAGCCAAAAGTTCCGTATCATTTTTGCACGAATTCAGCCGCCGCTCTACCAGCTGTCTGACCAGGGCGATCTCTTCGCCAAGAGAGGAGTCCTTGTCAAAAGATGATAGCTCCTGGTGCCGGTCACGGAATTCTGCATGCGCCAGCCGATATGTTCTTAAATCCTTTTTGGCCAGCAAGGACACACCGGAGTGGTGCCTGCACCGATTAGTCCCCAGCAGCGCGTCCTCCTTGCACTGTTCCCCTTTGTGTGTAACAGCCTGGCAGCGGTTGGCGCGGGCGGGTTCTTGCATTTTTGTCCCCCTATTTATAATAGACTGCAAAAAAGGGGCAAATGCTCAAAAATTCTGAAAAATTTTCCAAAATTTTCGCGTCCTTTTTAAGGCCCCTAGCAGGCCGCCAGACGCATTCCGAGCTTGGGGTGGTCTCCACACACCTCCTCAGTCACGGAATGCGTCTGTGAGGCTCCTGGAGGCCTTAAAACGGGTCCGAGCCTGTCAACCACCCTCCAGACCTGTGAAGCCTCAAAATACCCGCCACGGGTGTTCCTGTACCCCTCGTCATTCAGAATCTGGGCCACCCGGTGGTAGGGGTGTCCCTCGGCCCGCAGGTCCAGCAGCCGCTTCAGGGTTGTCTGGGGCAGGTGCCGCAGGCACTGCTTCCGCTTGCCCGGCCTGACCCAGCGGCAGATAAGGGTCTGCACAGCCGCTTTGGTCCACGGCTGCCCACGCAGGTTTCTGATCCCTTGCGCATTCAGGGCGTCTGCCATTTTGGCATGTGACAGGCCGCTCTCGATAATTGGCCTGACTCGTTCGATCAGGGCTTCTCGCTTCCGCCGCCGGGTTTCCAGGCCGGCCTGGAAGGCAGGGTGCCTGGCCCCCAGCCGGGTCCCCCGCGACCTGGCCGCCGCCAGCGCTGCCCGTGTCCGCTCCGACACCAGCCGGGCCTCTTCCTGCGCCACCGCCGCCAGAATATGCAGAGTCAGGACGCTGGCATGGGGGTTATCACAGCAGACAAAGCTCACCTGGGACTCGATCAGGTCTGCGATCACCTTGACATTCCGGGCCAGCCGGTCGAGCTTGGCAATCACCAGAGTGGCTTCAGTCTGCCGGCAGAAGGCCAGGGCCTCCTGCAAGGCGGGCCGATTCTTCACCCGGCCTGACTCAACTTCACGAAATTCCGCCAGCAGGGTGCCCTCACGCTGCTTCACCAGCTGGGTTACGGCTTTCTGCTGCGCTTCAAGCCCAAGCCCAGACTCGCCTTGCGTCTTGGTCGATACTCGTATGTAGGAAACAAATTTTTCAGCCATGTCTCAGTCCCTCGACTGGAATTGTGATAATTCTATCAATTTCTTGCGCGATTTGCGCGATTTCGACCCTTTTTTATTTCTTTTGTGTGCGCGAATATATATATCTCAGCTTTTATTTTTTATATAATTGTTATAGAAATATAAACCGATTGCGCGATTTGCGCGATTTTGGTGTGTTTTTATTTCTTTTGTGTGCGCGAATATATATATCTCAGCTTTTTATTTTTATATAACTATGATAGAAATATAAACCGATTGCGCGATTTGCGCGATTTCAGCCCTTTTTTTATTTCTTTTGTGTGCGCGAATATATATATCTTAATTTTTATTTTTTATATAATTATGATATATTTAATTTTCTCGCGCGAGCGTATAATAATAAAAAGCAAAATCGCGCAATCTTCTTATATTTCTATAACAATTATATAAAAAATAAAAACTGAAATATATATATTCTCGCGCACAAAAAAGATAAAAAAGGGTCCGAATCGCGCAAATCGCGCAATCGGTTTACATTTTTATCACATTTCACCCCCTGAGCGCCAGTATTCTGATATTTCTATCACGTAAGATATATATATTCGCGCACACAAAGAAATTAAAAAAGTGCCTCGGATCGCGCAAATCGCGCAATCGGTTTATATTTTTATCACATTTGTGTTCAATTTTTGAACATTTCGTGATATTTTTATCATATTTGGTCATTTTCTGACCATTTCGTGATATTTCTATCACATATATCATATTTCTGACCTGAGCAGCCGAATTGTGATAAAAATATCACATTTCCCACCTGATCGACGGGTCGCTGTCGAATGGGCGGCCTCGCCAGGCCTGCCGGTATATTCGGAATAATCGGCAAATTTGACCCTCCCGGTACCCCCTAACCTGGGGGATTGTGCAGTTGGTGTGCACGATGACGGCGCTTGTGTCAGGCTTTGCGTCGTTCGTCACTCAGCCTGACACAATCTCCGCTTGTCGTAACTTGTTGCTGGGCTTGGAGTTGCACCACTTTGTGAAATTTTTCACAATGTGTTGCAATTTTGGACAAACTTGTCCAATTTTGTTTGTGCACAAA